TACGCTGTACGGCTTTGGTTCACCTTTGCACCTTGCCGCCCGGCAATTATTTCCGGTTAACGGTGACGGTGTGGGAACGATACCAGTTACAGTCTACCCGATGGACGACGACGCCAGCGGTGTAGCTTCCGCAGGCGATATAACGCCGGGCGGTGCGCCAACGACTGCGGCCTCATATCTGGTACGGATCAATAATATTGATTCGGAAGATTTTGTTATATCCGTAGGCGATACAGTCGCGGATATTGTCGCGGCTATGACTGCGGCCATTAACGCAGTATTAGAAATGCCGGTTACTGCGGTAGATAATCTTTCAACCACGGTTGATCTCACATCAAAATGGACGGGGCTTAGTGCTAATGATATTGTAGTTGAGGTCGTAGGCTCTACAACAGCGGGTAACACGTTTGCAATCACTCAGCCAACCGGCGGTCTGGTTAATCCGGATATTGACGATTCACTGGTACAGGTCGGTGATGTTTGGGAGTCAATGTTTCTTAACTGCCTTGATATCGCTGACACAACCGCGCTTGACGCTTTGTCGGTATTCGGTGAGGGCCGGTGGGGTGCGCTTACCCGTAAACCGATGATTGCTTTTACTGGTAACACTGAGGCGGTAGTTGCTACAGCGACAGCCGGAACAGACGCCAGAAAAACGGATAGAACTAATGTCCAGCTGGTGGCTCCTGGTTCTGATGACTTGCCCCTCGTTGTGGCCGCTCGACAGCTTGCTCGTATCGTAAAAGTGGCAAACAATAACCCGCCGCAAGATTACGGCAGTCAAGACGCTACAGGCTTAACACCTGGAACAGACGGCGAGCAGTGGACGTATCCACAAAGGGACCTGGCCGTTAAGGCGGGCAGCTCTACAATCGAAGTAAAAGACGGCGTTATTAATTTGTCTGATACGGTTACCATGTATCACCCGAGCGGTGATCCGATTCCGGCGTACCGTTTCGTCTGTGATATTGTTAAGCTGCAAAATATTTTATTCAATTTGAATTTGATTTTTGCCGTTGCTGAATGGGACGGCGCGCCACTTATCCCGGATGATCAGCCGACGGTTAACCCCACGGCTAAAAAGCCAAAAATGGCGGTTGCGGCGGTTGCTTCGATGTTGGATAGCCTGGGGCTTAATGCGGTTATCAGTGATCCAGAAACGGCAAAAGCTAACACTTTTGCTGAAATCGACAGTGGAAATCCAAAGCGTTTGAATTTGGTAACGACTGTACAACTTTCGGGTAATACTAATATTATATCCGTTGACTTAAATTTCGGGTTTTTCTTTGGCACAGCTACAGTAGTGGCATAAGGGGGGTAAATTATGGCAGCAGTAGGCGGCTCAATTGAGTCTGTAACATTGGACGGCCGGAGCTTTGCAGTTGCGGCGGATGCCGAAGCTAATAGAAAGCTCGGCGGTTTTGAAAATGAGGTACTTTCGAACGGTGACGGAACAGCCCGTTTGATTAAAACACGTGTTCCGTGGTCCCTGGACGGGCTTACCGTTGAGGTTGACGACAACCGGGAAGATCAGGAGTTCTTACAACGGCTTACGAGCCGGAATGAGTATTGGCCTTTATCAATAACTTATGCTTCAGGCCAGACGTATCAGGGGACGGCCCAAATTGTGGGTGAGAATCCGGCGAGCAGTCAGAACGCTACAGCGGCTATCTCATTAATGGGGCCAGGTAAATTGAAAAAACAGTAATTTATTAACAGGGCTTATGGTCGCGCGGGGTGCCCTACCCTCACGCCCGGTAGAACCCGGGGCGCGACCACTTAAAAAGGTAGGGTAAATATGGAATCAAAAGTAGCGTTAGAAGTGGCGAAACAGGAGTTTGACACATTTGTGGACGCGATGCGTCTGGATGTTGACACGTCTTTCATGGATGCCGAAGATTTGACTGCATTTGAGAAACAAAAACGGCGTATAGTGTTTGCGATTCAGGATGGGTCGTTGTTTATTAACGATGAGGGTAAGGCGGTTTACACCCCGCAGCATAAAGATAGCAAGTACCATGAGCCATTAATTTTTAATGAGCGTTCTGGCTCGTCCGTGATGGCTTTAGATGGCAAGAAAAAGAATTATGATGTAGCTAAAATGTATGCGGTTATGGGTGCTATGTGTAAAGTCCCCCCGGTTACTTTTGCGGGTTTAGTGGGTATTGATGGAAAAATATGTGAGGCGATTTTTTTGCTTTTAATGGATTAGTCCGGACAGAACTTATAAGATACGGTATGTCTCGTAAGTTAACGGCAAAAGAAGGGGGCAACACCTTTTATAATGTCTATTCCGAAATGCTGTTACAGATATGCCGAGATTATCCAGGGTTACCGGACGCCCGAACATTACAGGCAAGTGAAATACGGTTTTTTTATGACGGCCTCCGGGCCGAACTGATAGAACATACGAAAGGGAAATAATTATGGCGAGTCGTTTTTCTGTGGAAGCTGTCTTTCGTGCGGTGGACCGAGTAACGGCCCCCGTTTCCCGTATGCAAAACAGGGTTGGCAAGTTTACCCGGTCTATGTCTCGAGGGCTGCATAATGTTAACAGAATGGCCGGTAAGCTTGCGTCCGGGTTAAAAAAAGGCGTTGTGGCCGCCGGGGTTGCTGTTTTTGCTTTGGGCCGGGCGATGTTTGACGTTATTACCATAGGCGCAGATTTTGGCCGGGCTATAGGCTCGGCGGCGGCAAAATTTCCTGAAAAAATCCAACGTGGAACAAAGGCTTTTAAGGATCTTGAAAATGCCGCGCGTGAGGTAGGAAAAACTACGGAATTTACATCAACACAAGCAGCGCAGGGTTTAAATTTTTTAGCAAAGGCAGGGTTTAGCGCGGATTTTTCCATGCGAGCTTTGAAGGATATTGTTGATTTTGCAACCGCCTCAGAAATAGAATTTGCAGAAGCCGCCGACGTCGCGTCTGACGCGCTGGGGTCTTTTGGGCTGGATAGTAAAGATGTTGATAAAAAAATGAATGGCTTACGTCGAGTTATGGACGTTATGGGGGCTACGGCAAATAGCACAAATGTGAATGTCCTTGAACTTTTTGAATCTGTCACAAAAGGCGCGTCAATATCAGCGGACGCCGGAGCAGAAATTGAGACCTTTGCTGCAATTATGGGTTTTTTAGCTCAGAGCGGTATAAAAGCCGGCCGCGCGGGTACCGCGGCTATGAATATTACTTTAGCTCTTGCTGGTAAGGGGAATAAGGCTGCTGCTACTTTTAAGAAACTTGGCATCACGCTTGCTGATGAAAACGGCAATTTACGAGATCAGGTAGACGTGTTAGACGATTTGAGAGAATCACTTTCGAAAGTAACTCAACAGCAACGTATAGGTTTAATCTATGATATTTTCGGCAAAGTGCCGCTTGCTTCGGCTACAAAATTACTGAATGAATCGGGGAAGTCGGTTAGAACATACAGGGAAGAGTTAAGAAAAGCAGATGGCACCAATAGACGTGTCGCGGCGTTTATCCGAAACGATGTAAGGGGCAGTTTAGACGCTATGAAATCGGCTATAGAGGGTGTTAAGATTTCTATTTTTTCATTGAACAAAGGCCCACTGAAAAAATCTATCGATTTAATGACTGACTGGATACGCTCACACGAAAAAGCAATAGCTAAAAAAATAACAAAGTATATAATGCTAATAGTGGACAATTTTAAAGACATTGTTAAGTGGGCCAAGCATATAGGCAAGAGCCTTATAGCCTTTTTTACTTTTATCACGGTTTTAAAAACGCTTATAACAGTTATGACATTTCTTAATTTAGTTATGCTGGCTAATCCTATCACATTAATAACCTACGCAGTTCTTGCGGCTGTCATCGCATTTACGGCGTTGGTGGTGTGGGTCGATAAGGCATATGATATGTTTGAAAATCTACACCCGGTAGTAAAGTTGTTGCTTGGTCCGCTGGGCGCAATAATAAGAGCTATAAAATTTATAAAGGATAATTGGTCGACGATTACAGCTTTACCGGGGAAAGTCGGGGGATTTTTTGAAGATAGAGCCGGGGAAATTTCGGAAGATTTTAACCAATTGATCCATGGTAGCGGCTCGCCCCAAGTAACCGGCCCACAACAAAGAGCAACAGACCAGCGGACCACTACCACTAATACTGCTGAGGTAACAATCAAAGACGAGACAGGCCGCGCGGAAGTATCAGGCGGGGTTCTTGGTTCAAATATTAAACTACAACGCACAGGGGCTTTCTAATGGCGTGGAATGACAGAATTAAAGAGGCAGCTTATACCGCACCCGGCGGGAAACGTATAATTTTTGGTTATGAAGATGTTCGAAAAACGGTTAATAAAAAAACGACGGGATTCGATTTTCCTGACGCT